GGTCTCGGTGGTCCTGGTGGTGGTTTTAAAATACCTGAAACATTTTTAACACCTAACGCTTGATACATTCTTTTATAAGCTTCATGAATATCATGCATCTGTGGATTAGATTGTGCGAGTGTAAGTGATGCTTGTGCTATTTGAATTCTTTGTGTCATTGAATAAATATCAGGATCTGCTACAGGAAGGATATCTACTCTGTCATCAAAATCGGATTGTTTAATTAATCTACTAGCTCCAACGACATCATATGGATATTCAACAGGCACTGACTCTGCAATAACTCCAGCTAACATTTTAAATTCTTGACCCATTGAGTAATAGCATCTTTTGTGAATAGCTGACATAACTTTTGACCCTCGTTCAAGAACCGCCATGGTAGTTCCTACAGGCGCTTGTGTGTTCATATCTGCCATCTTCATATCAGCTATTGATGCAAATCTTCTTCCTGAATCAACACAGAACTGAAGAAGCTGATAAAGAGTTGGGTCTGGGCCTTTAAATGGTAAAAACTGAAATTGATCTTTTATGTTTCCACCTGGTGCATCTACATCTCTAAACTCACCTGGCTGTAACGGTTCGGAATCATCTCTAATTCTTAAACCTCTAGATTTAAAACCTGCAGGTAGATTAGACAATGTTCCTGCATCAAGTAATTGTCTTAAAGCTGTTGTTGCAGTTCTTGATAGACCGCCAATTGTGTGAATTAAACCATTACCATAAAAACCAAAACCAGGTAAAAATTTATAATGTACAAAATAATCTTTACGAATTCTTTTGTTATCATTTTCCTCATAGTTTCTGTATATAGATAAAACTTTTCTAGAATCTTCATCAATAGTTACAATATACGGAACTTTGATACCATTTGGATCCTCGTAACCATCTATGTCAAGATTAGTGTGGACTTCAATCAAATTATATAATGCATTTGCTTGTCTATTATCAGTTGATGTAACACCTTCAATCTCGTTCATCTTGTCTTGGACTTTATCAGATTTATAACTTGGTCTAGGTAAATCTATATCTCTGTAAAAACCACTAACTTGTAATTTTCGTAAATCGTTTTGAGACATTTGAAGCACTTGTGATATTCTTAACGCATCAGATAAATCACTAGCATTATATGGAACAACTAAATCTTCTGCCTTAATAAATTTTGCACAAGCTCTACCTAAAACTGGGTCGTAATAAACTTTTTTAAATGAAGAACCTGTAAGAGGAAGTAAGAATAACATCTGATCCATTTCTGGAGTGTATTCTTTCATGACTGATGTAATCATATAATTCATGTAATCTCTTACACGACCAGCTTGATTTATTTTTTCATCAGTCTGTGCTCCTATTACTTCTGTTCTTACAGGTCCTCCTGCAGGCAATAACTCTTTGATGGCTTGCGCTTGGAATTGAGTTGCTGACTCCGCAAGTAAGGGATGAGTTACTCCCGCTGCCCCAAGAAAAGGACGGGCTGGTGATTCATATTTAAAACCTAATAAATCTAATCCTTTAACGTAAGAGTCAACCCATTGTTGTCTCGAACGTTTATCATCTTCGTAGTTTGAAACGAGTTCACTTCCTATTTGAGAAAGAATAGATTCATCTAAAGTTTCTGCTAAGTTAGAAAAAAATTGTTCCTCTTGTTGAATAACTGGTTCTACACCAGCAATTACATTATCGTCTTCATCTAATACTGTATCTACTTGTTCTGGATTGTTTCCAGTAGTTGTATCTATAATTTCTAAATCTTCTCTTGACATTAATACATTTTAGTTATTTTTTTATTTTTAGCCATACCCTGACCACGACAAACAATACCACCTTTTTTAAGATTGATACCCTTTTCTTTTTTAAATTTATCTATACCACCTGATACTTGTTCAGCTCTTGTCATCTGATCTTTAATATTTGCAGCTGGGTCAGGTGATTTTGCTAATGTTGATATTGCTTTATCTATCATCCAAATAATGGTGCAAAGTATTCACGTTTTACTTCTACCAATCCTCCAAGTTTATATGCCTTCATTCTGCCCGTGCTTGAGCCTGCTAAATCTAATACCACATTTGTGTTATAATTTCTAGGGTCATTAATATCTGTTATATCTAATGGTTCATAGAAATTATTTTTGTCCATTTTCATAAAACTATCTCTTTCAGCTTTTGACGTGAAAGATCCTACAATTTTTCCATCAGAGTCTGTAATTTTAAAAGGTTTATTTATATCTGATTTCATAACCTTTCTAACAACTACTTTAGCACCTAATTCTTTTGCAATCTCTTGCATGGCTTTTGGAACAAGTGCTGTGCCTTCTAATTTTCCTGATTTGTAGCTTCTGTATTTTCCAACTGCTTTACCATCTAAATTTTTCAATATTCTATCTTTGCCAGGAACTTTTCTAAGATCACCAACTAATTGATCACCACTCAAACCATAAAATTGCTCTAATTTTTGTTTCTGTCCTACTTGTTTTAAATTATAATCATCTGCGCCACCAATAGCTATATATCGAATATTGTTTTTTCTAGCGTCTTGTATTAAAGATTTTATTGAAGCTTTAACCCAAGTTTTTTCTTTACTCATAGGAAAATAATCATACGCATTTTCAAGTTGTCTACTTCCACCTGTTTGACCATAATATTCTCTACCATCAACTAAAGAGGGTCTTACTCTAAAATTGCTTTCTAATAATTTTTTCTCTTTTTGTAATTCAATTAATTTATTAAACTCAGGGGGCGCCAACGGTCTTTCATTTGCTTTATCGGTAAGTTTATTTATTTCTGTAATCTTTTCGTTAATCTGTCTTTTTAAATTAGAATTTAAAATTTTATTTTTAAAAGGATTGTTTCTTACCAATGGTTTATCACCATCGTATCGTGCTATTTTTTTTGAAATATTTTGTCCAGGATCGGATTGTATTTCACCTATGTAATATGTATCTCCATAATTATCTATACCTCTTGTATTGTATCTAATGTGTGCAGTAGGGTTAGGATCGTTAAAATGTGAGGAATAAACTTTCTTAGCAGATTCGTTTCCTGGAATATTTTCATCTAAATAAATTACTTTTTCTCTATAGTCATACCCTCCATCGTTAAATACTGATTTATGTTTTGGCATGTTTGTTGTGGTCAAACCTTTTGTAGCTAGCGCCTCGTATTTGTCATAATCAGATATTAAATTTCTAACAATTAATTTTTCATTATCTTTAAGAGAGGGTAATAAATCTATCAACCCTTGTTTTGTATCAACAACTTGATCTAATTGAGTTTTAGATGCAGAAAATTTTTGACCAATAGCAGTTAGATTTTTTGCATCAACATCTAACCTTGTTATTAAATTTTTAAGAGGTTGTCTTTGATTAACAGGTGTCTCTAATATTTTATCGCTAAGCATTCTTTGAACGTCGTCGTTGAACATTCTAAAAGTTTTATTTACGTTTAGAATCTCTGACTCATTTAAAGGATAACTGTAATCTTTAATTTTCATTTTATATGCTGGGTTTGTTTCTAAAACTGACAATACTTCTGCTTTAGAAATTTTCATATTTGGATATTTTTTATTTAACTCAAATAAATCACCACCAATTGCTTCACCTTTATTATTAAAAATAAGTAAACCTGCATCTTCTAACTCTTCAGCTTTGATTCCTTTACTTAAAGATCCTTTCATAAAGCCCATCCACTGAGCTGGTTTTGCAAATTCATTACCCCCCTTTTTGACATAATCCCATGCAGCTGATCCCATAAACTCAGTTATGTTATCTACTTTTAATTGTCTTTGACTTTTACCAAAACTTAAAGGTGCAGCTTGAATAGTAAGTGCTCTTGAGTTTTTAATTTTTTTAGCATTAAAATCATCCTCGATAACTTTCATACTTCTTTCTGTCATTAAAGGGGTTTGTTTTACGCTACCTCTTGTTGAATACAGATTATTTAATTCCGCCATTCTCTCTGGATTATTCAAATATATATTTCTAAATTCATTTAAGTTTTCACTTAAATTTAAATCTTGTCTGTATTCTGGGAGTCCATCAACGAAGATCTGGTATCTAGGGTCATTACGTATGGCTTCTCTTAATTGAGCATTAATAGGAGCGTTTCTAAATTGATTTCTTATTTCTCTTTCTGGACCCCTTTTAGGCATCAATGCTCGAATACCTTGTGCAGCTTTTTTAGCATAAGGCCCTACAAATGGAATCATTCCTGCAACACCAAGCCCAGTCAAACCCACATAACCCAAAGCTTCAAGCGGAGTCATATCTTTATAACCTTCTTCACCTCTTGCTGCTTTTGCTAGAGCTTCTGCATCTTGCATTGCATATTTGTATGATTGTAACTCACCAGTAACAGGAGCGGTGTCTCTTAAAAGTGTATAAGTTGTTTCTTGAAATTTTTTCTTGGCCTCTTGTAATTTAGCTTCATCTAAATTTTCTATTTCTCCATAGTCAAGTATAGTGTT